TGACGCCGATGCGCGCGACCATGATCTTGGTCTCGGCGTCGAGACGGGCCTTCTCCTGCTCCAGCGCGACCTTCTGGGCCAGCTCCTCGCTCTTGAGCGCGGCCTCGAAGCGCTGACGCTGCTCCTCCAGCGCGGCGGCGGCCTGCGCCTTCATCTGCTCGATCTGCATGTCGGCCTGCAGCTTGGCCTGCTGCATCTGGGCGTCGAACTGCGCCTTCTGCTGCGCTAGCGAGGTCTCGGCCTGGATGCGCGCGGCCTCGGCTTGCTGCTCGGCCTGCATCTTCATCTGCTCGGGATCGGGCTGCGGCGGCGCGGCGGCCTGCGCCTGCTGCTGGGCGGTGATCTCCTCCAGCATCCGATCGAGGGTGCCTTCCAGCGACTCGGCCTGCTTGAACGCGCCGATGCCGTACTTCATCAGCTCCACGACGATGCCGGCGGCCTGCGGGGCCTGCTGCACGACCGGCAGCGCGCGTTCGAGGAAGCCGCCATAGGCCTGCACGAACTCCAGACGGTCCTGCTTGTTCTGCTGCTCGTCGATCTGCACGAGGCTGTCGGACGCGACCTCGATGCGGAAGTTCCGCAGCGGCTTGTCGGCCAGCACCTGCAGCGCCTGGGGGATCAGCTGCTGGTCCTCGGGCGACATCTGTTGCGCCGCCGCGTAGGCGAGGACCGTCTGCGGCTGGAACTTGGTCGCGATGATCTGCGCCTTGAGGCGGATCAGTTCGGAGGCGAACAGCGCCACCTCCTCTTGCATCGACCGCAGCCGCAGTCCGGCGTACTGGCCCTTGATCTGCTGTGCGGTCGCGGTCTCGCTCGCGGCGGTCTGGCCTCGGATGATGTCGGAGATGCCGGTGATCTCGTAGATCTGCGACTTGATCTGCTCGCGCGCGCCGTAGCACTGGATCAGCGCCTGCGCGAGGGTGTCGAGCGGCAGGAGGTCGATCGACCCCTTCAGCCCGCCCTTCTCCCCAAACGCCATCCACTTATCGACCGGGATGAGCGTGTTGTTGTCGCCCTCGGTCAGGAGGCGCTGGAGCGCGGGCTGCGAGGCATCGTAGACGCCGCGCATCCGCAGCGCCTTGACCAGCCCGTCGATGCGATCGGACAGGATGTCCAGTTCGTTGGCCTGATCCTGATAGAGCAGGAAGTCCGGCACCGGGACGAGGCTGTCCGAGGTCGTGGTCGCGTAGAGCGGCTTGGGGCAGGGAAAGAAGCCCTCCAGCCCGAGCGGGTCGTCGCGCTCGTCCACGAACTGCGCCATCCCCTTGTGCAGCCAGTAGACCTTCTGGGTCTCCTTGCACCAGAGCTCGCAGATCTTCGCCCGGGTGCCTTCGCGCTTGCGGTTCGGGCCGTCGAGGTTGTCGGGGCCGCTGTCGAGCGGGATCTTGCGGCCCATATCCTCGCCGAAACGCTCCACCAGCGCCTCGCGGGTCATGTAGACCCAGCGCCAGACCTGCGTGACCTCTTCCCATGTCCTGGCCGAGGAGTGGCCGAAGTCCTTCCAATGGACGTAGTCCACCGGGGCGCACTCGTACTCGATCTCCTCGGGCATCTCCGCGCCCTCGGGGAGGTTGCCGTCCTCGTCAACGTCCTCGGTGACCTGCGCGCCGTCCTCGGGCAGCGCCAGTTCCTGCGCGCGGACATGGGGCTCGTATCGCACCCACGCGACGCCGCGCCCGCCGAGGAAGCGATCCTCGACGGCGTACTTCATCGTGGCGCGGAAGTCGGGGTAGTGCTCGATCTCGTAGTCCAGCGCGCGCTCGATCAGCTGCGCCGCCACGCGCCCGATCTGGTCGCGGTCACCGAAGCGCCGCTTGGCCGAGGCTTTCGGCAGCTTGGCGTAGACCGCCGGGATCAGCGTCTGGACGTTCGACCAGAGGATGTTGAACTTGACCGTCTCGTTGCCCGACTGCGTGCGCGTGTCGTCGCGATACCGCTTGATGATCTTCGTCGCGCGCTTCTCCCAGCGGGTGAATTCGGTCTCGTAGGTCGAGATCGCCTGCAGGAACTTCTGCACGCCGGTCGGCTGGACGTCCATCACGGCCTCCTTCGGAAGATGACGTCGCGGTGGACATGGCCCGCGATCATGTAGCCCCAATCGGCCAGCATGGTGATGGTGTCAACGTCTGTCGCGCCGTACCGCTCGCCAAGGCCCTTCAACTCGAGCACGATGGTCGGCCAGGAGCGGAAGATGGTCTCCTTCGCGCCCTGCACCGCGAAATGCTCGTAGCCCTCGACGTCGAGGCAGAGGAGGTCGCAGTCGTCGATGCCGAAGCTGTCGATCCGCATGATCGAGAACTCGGCGCCGTTCTTCACGCGATGCGCGCCGATGTTGTGGCGATCGAACCTGTCCATCGCGCCCGTGCCGGCGGACGCGCCGAACGCGCCGCGATACGCCGAGACCTTGGCCCGGTCGGCGCCCTTGAGCTTCTCATCAAGGTTCAGCAGCAGCGCCGCGTGGTTCTCCTCGTCGGGCTCGACCGTCAGCACCTTGTCGAAATGCCCCGACAGCGCAACCGGCCAGATGCCGATGTTGCCGCCCGCCTGCACGACGGTGCGCCGACCCGAGGTCAGCGGCAGGATGTCGGTGTCGAGGTCGCCCACTTCCGCGAGGATGATCTCCAGCGCGACCTGATCGGCGTCGGGGACATGCCAGCCTTCACGCCGCTGCATACTTGACCTCGTCCTGTTCCCACGGGCGCGGGTGGCCGTGGAAGATGATGATGCGCTCCGAGGCCGAGCGCGGGCTGGCCTTGAAGCTGCTGATCGAGCGCGGGCAGATGTCCTGCCAGTAGGCGGGCGCGATGTCGAGGTGCTGCTCAAGCCACTCCTGGTCGCCGCCGAGGTAGAAGCGCGGGTCCTCGCGAAAGGCGCGGTAGAGGCGCGACATGTCGCCCGACCACAGCATCATGCTCGACTGCATCGCGGCCTTGTTCATACGGCCGCGGTAGAAATCGCGCAGAATGACGAACTCGTCGTCGCCCGCCAGCTCGATGACCGGCGAGATGTCCCGCACGATCACGGTGTCGAGATCGAGGTACAGCACCGGCCCGCGCAGCCGGAAGATCTCCATCTTCGACCACCAGCCCGGCCAATCGTGGAGGAGCTCGATCGTCTCCAGCGGCAGCGCGTTGGGCTTGTCCGTCAGGCAGATGAAGCGGTGCATCGGCGCGAACCGTCGGCACATGTCGCGGAGCGCGACGACATGCCGGGGCTCGTACTCGCCGCCGGAGCGCAGGACGGTGGCGATGGTGATCATCGCTGCGCGGTGCTGCGCGCGAACCGCTCGTCGGACTCGCGCAATGCCCGAGCGAGATCGGCGGGCGACGGGCGACCGCGCGCGGCGATGGGGCGGGCTGGCGGCGGGCCGATTGGGTCCATCACAGGGGACGGCACGGGCGCAGGCGCGGCCATCGCCGCCATGTCCGCAGGCGACAGGCCGCCGAACGTGTCGGGGCGTGCGGGCTGGAACTGCATGTCGGCTTCGCTCGGCATTCCCGCCATGACAGGCAGACGCGGCCTTGCCGGCGCAGCGGGACGCGGCGGCGGCGGGATCGGGGCCGCAGCGCCGCGCGGGTCGGTCGAGGGCATGTACGGGATCGACGGCGACGGGGCGTCGTAGCCGCCGGGCGGCGTCGGAGGCAGGGCGGGGTTGGGCAGCCGCTCGTACATCTGCGCGGCGTCCGCGACTTCGGCGGGCGACATTGCCGGGCGGCTGCCGAAGCCGAGGAAGCGACGGATGTCGTCGAGCGAGTAGGACCGCACCGGGCCTCCGGCGGTGCCTTCGGGGCGCAGCATCGGGTCCATGATGCCCGCCATGCGGCGGTCGAATGCGTCCTGCTCGTCGCGGGTCATCGGCATCACTCCTTGTTGCGCGCGCTGATGGCGCGGGCCTTGGACTTGGCGTCTTCCTTGCTCGACGCGCCCCATGCGCGCAGGGCGAGCGCGAGGCGGGTCGGCTTGCCGTTCTTCTCCATCGGGCCGGGCATGTTGCCCATGCGCGCGAGGAACGAGGCGCGGCGCGGGTTGTCGCCGGACTTCACGGGGGCCTTGAGCGTGCCGCCGGTCTCGGCCTTGTACGAGGCGCGGCCCTTCTCGTTGAGCCCGCCCTTGGGGTTCTGGCCTTCCTTTCGCTGCCAAGCTGGGCTGCTCATCGCTTTTTCTCCGGCTTCGCGGTCTTCGCGGCCTGCTTGAAGTCGGCCTCGCTCGGCCTGCCCTTCTCGCCGGGGCGCTTCATCCTCTCGCCGGAGCCAGCCTTGATCCTCTCCTGCTTGGCGAGGATGTTGGCGTAGAGGCCAGCCTTATTCATCGCATCACGCCGAGAAGATGCCGACGGCGAGGACGGTGACGCCCGCGCCGGTCGTGATCTTCCACGGGCCGGTCACCGCCGCCGCTTCGATGTCCACGTCGTAGACGCCGATCGGCGTGTTGGCCGGGATCGACAGGATCGTGGTCGAACCGTCGATCACCGAGACCGTCGAGGTCGCGGCGGTCGCGACGGCGACGACGAGGCGGTGCAGGTAGTCGCCCGCCGCGCCCGTGCCGCCGAGAACCTGGTTCGACTGCGAGACCGCGACGGTCTCGTACTGGTAGCGGTAGGGGTAGCTGACGCCGGCCATCTGGGCCTCCTCAGGAAAGGAATCGGAGCTTGTAGATCGTCGCGTCGATCAGCGAGGCGATGGTGTCGATCTCGTTCTGCAGCTCGCTGCGCTCGGGCAGCTTCTTGCGCGCCTTCTCGACGTACGACTTCTGGTCCTCGAAGTACGCGACCATCGCCTCGGGGCCCTTGCCGCGCGGGTTGTCCATGCGCGCGACGAACTTGCCGACGAGGCCGTAGCAGCCCTGATAGGCCTCGACCACGGTATCGACGAGGCCGGGGATCGCCTCGTAGTACTCGCCCACCGCCTTGTGCGCGGCATAGCTTGAGGTGGACCAGTGCATGAAGTGCGCGGCGATGGCGGTGCAGAGCATGTGGCCTGCGAACTCGCCCATCGCGGCGTGGTATTCGCTCGACTCGGTCATATCCTGGCGCTCCTGCTGCGCGTCTCGTGCGCGGCCCACATATCGTTCAAGGTGGCGGCATTGGTCGCACCGACGAGCAACGGGCGGTCGGCCCGAGGCGGCTCGACGGGCGCTTCCTCGCGCCACGCGACGGCCAGCATACGGAAAGCGTCAGCCGGATGCGAGGTCCAATCATGCCTAGGCGTCGCGCGGAAGGCGCGCTTGTCCTCGTCGTACTCGCGCTGATACTGGCGCAGGGCCTCGATACCCTCGCGGCAGCGGTCGGCGTCGAACCAGCAGCGCGGCAGGACGAGGCGCGCGGCTTGGATGCCGTCCTGCACCCCGAGGTCCGCGACGATCGTGAACTTGCCGATGCCGCCTAGCAGCGCCGCGAGCTGCTCGACCACGCTGCGGCCTCCGCTCGCCAACGTCTTGGCGCGCGCGTCGTGCGGGAGATGGTGGCGGGCGTAGCGGTAGGGCTTGCCTGCGACGACCTCGGCTAGGTCCGCGACGGTCGAGCCGCTGCTGGCGTGGTAGTCGATCAGATGCACCTCGCCGCCAGCGACCTGATAGAACCAGATGGCGGTGTCGTCGCGGTAGCCGATGTCCCACGCCGTGAACACCGGGCGATCGGGATCGTGCGGGACGCGCCCGATGCGCCCGGCGTCCGAGGCCTCGCGCATCTCGACGCCGTAGAACGCCCCGAGGATCGCGGCCTCGAAGCTGCACTCGTACTCCTGGTCGTACTGGTCCTGCGTCAATTGCGCGCGGAGCGCGTGCAATTCGGTCGGCGGCAAGATGCCCGACGCGCTGGCCGGCAGCTTCAGGCAGAACCAATCCGGCGATCGCTGCGCGGCGTCGAAGGCCTCGTAGAACTGGTTGCGGCCCTTTGGCGTCCCGCCGATCACCGCCCAGCCCGCCTTGTCGCTCAACGTCGGGCGGATGACGTTGCCCCAGACGCTCGGGCGGAAGTCGCCGTATTCATCGAGGTAGACGCCGTCGAAGCCGAGGCCGCGCATGGCGTCGGCGTTGTCCGCGCCGAACAGCTGGATCTTCGCGCCAGTGTGCGTCGTGAGCAGCAGCTCGGCCTCGTTCACGCCAGCGGTAGCGGGCGCGGCGAAGCGCTTGAGGTAGTCCCACGCGACGGACTTGGCCTGCGACCTGTACGGCGCGACGTAGGCGTAATGCGCGTGTGGCCGCTGCGCGGTGATGGCGGCGCGTATCAGGTCGTTGACTGCGGCAACCGTTTTCCCTGCGCGCCGATGCGCGACGAGGCAGGCCCAGCGTTGCGTGCGTTTGTGGAACGGGACGAATGCCTTTCGAGGCGCGTAGGGCATCCGCACGGTCTGAACGCGCGGCGCATTCATTCCGGCTCGCCCCACTCGTAGCGGATGACCTGGGGGCCGCCGTCAGGACCAGAATTCTCGTGGCGCTGCGTCTCGGCCCAGCGCATCTGCGCTTTGGTCCACCAGATCATCGCCGTGGTGTCGCCCTGCACGACCGCCTTGTTGAACAGCGTCTTGGCGACTTGCGCAGAGGCCTTCGCCTTCCCGACCGCTAGCTCGGTCTTGTAGTATTTGCGGAGCGTCTCGTCGCTGATGCCGATCAGCGCCGCTATCTGGTCGTGCGGTAGGCCAAGGCCCGAGGCCTGCTCGACCTGGCGGCGGCGCTCTTCGGTTGGCTTGTGCGCTGGCATGACCATGCGCGCAACCTAAGCCGAACGAAAGCCGTTGAAAAGACGGCGCAGCGCGTAAGATCGAATAAGCGAAACGGCCGTGAACAGCGCGCCAATGGCGAAGCTGTCGAACGCACTAGGATGCAAGCCGAAAAGCGGCAGGATGACCACGTTCGCGGCCACCGCCACAAGATAGCCGATCGCCACGTTGGCGCCAGCCTCGACGGCGCTCATGCGGCGGCTTTGCATCGCTCGGTCGCTACATCGGTGAAGCTGCGTCCATCGCCTTCAAGCGTGGCGGCCTGCCCGGTGAATTCCTGCCAGCGTTTGATCGCGACATCGACATAGGCCGCATTCAGCTCAATGGCGTGGCAAGCGCGGCCAGTCATTTCGGCGGCGATGATCGTCGTTCCGGAACCGCTGAACGGCTCGTAGACGGCTTGCCCTGGCGACGAGTTGTTCTCGATGGGACGCTTCATGCACTCGACGGGTTTCTGCGTGCTGTGGCCAGTTTCAGACGCACGCGGCGTGTCAATCTCCCACGCCGTGTTCTGCTTGCGGTCTCCGGACCAATGCCCGGTTCGCCCCTTCTTGACTGCGTACCAGCACGGCTCATGCCGGTGGTGGTAGTGGCCGCGACTGATTGGCGCCCGAGATTTAACCCAGACGATCAGCGCACGCATCTCCAAGTCGCAGCTTTCTAGCGACTCGGCTACCACGGGCGAATTGATGCCCGCGTGCCAAACGTAGACGACATCGCCGGGAAAAAGCGCCCACGCCTCGCGCCAATCTGCCCGGCCGTCGTTTAAAACCTTGCCGTGTGCCTTCGACCCAAGTCCAGACTTCTCTCGCCACTCTGCGTCGTACTCCACGCCATAAGGCGGGTCCGTCACCATCAGGTGCGGCTTCACGCCGCCGAGCGCCTTTTCCACGACGAGAGCGTCGGTGCAGTCGCCGCAAGCTAGCCGGTGCCGACCTAGCAGCCAGACATCGCCCGGCACCGAGACAGGATGCTCTGGCGCTTCTGGCACCGCGTCAGGATCGGTCAGGCCCTCAGTTCCCGGCGGCGCCATAAGCGCGTCAAGCTCTTCGGTGCTGAAGCCGGTCAGCGCCACGTCAAAATTGAGATCCTGCAGATCCTTCAACTCCAGGCGCAGCAGCTCCTCGTCCCAGCCGGCGTTGAGCGCCAGCTTGTTGTCGGCGATCACATAGGCCCGCTTCTGCGCCTCAGTCAGGTGCGCCAGCCGAATTGCCGGAACGTCCTGCATCCCGAGCTTGCGCGCGGCCAGCACGCGGCCGTGGCCGGCAATGATGCCGTTTGCCTCGTCCAGCAGCACGGGGTTGGTGAAGCCGAATTCGCGGATGCTAGCGGCGATCTGCGCCACCTGAACGTCCGAATGGGTTCGGGAGTTCCGCACATACGGGATCAGCGCCGCGATTGCGACGCGCTCGATCTGGATCACAGGCCGCCTTTTGTTGAACCAAGGTTCAGAAGATTGCCCATCCCCACGCCATGCGTCAACCGCATATCGCCCTGCGTTCTTTGCAATGGTGCGCGTTCACCGGCGGTGTATGTTCTGCCCATCGAAACCGGCGCCGAGGCGCCAATTAAGGGAGGCCACGATGGCCAAGACGCTCACCCAATACCGCGCCGCCTTCGCTCGCACGATCTCCTGCGCGGAAAAGCAGATGGGCCTGCGGTACATCCGCAACGCCCTCGCCTTGGAGGGGCGCAACGACGAGCACGTCGCCGAGCTCACGGCGCGCCTGCCGATGCTCCTCGCGATGGCGCAGGAACGCACGCTGAGGCAGGACACCGACCTCACCGCCGAGGAGATCGCCATCGACGCCGGCATCGACGCCGAGGCCGACCGGAGCCGCGCGTGATGCGCGTCTCCATCAACATGAACCTCGCACCGTTGCGCGCCGCCATGGGCGAGGCCTCCCTCCTTGACGCAGTCGCGCTCCGCGACGTCCTGCTGCGGCGAGGCGTCACCAATACGGACGACCTTTCGGAAGCCGAATGGTCCGACGCCGTCCGAACCGCTTACCGCCGCCTGCCGAAACACCTCAGGCCAGAAACGCCCTAGGATCGTTCAGGAACGGCGCTAGCCGGTCGCCCGCTACCCTGCGTAGGGTCAGCGGGCTTCCGGCGTTCCTGAACCATCCTCGGCGCTTCTGGAGGCATCCGAGGCGAACCTCGACCTGAACTTCGCCATCGCGGCGTCGAACTCGGCCTTCTGCGCGTCGGTCATGGCCGAGTACCGCCCCACCGGCCTGTCGCCCTCGACCGGCGCCGCGATCGCCCGCCGCAGGAGGTGCCGCTGCCGATGCGCGGCCGCGACCTCGGCATCAAGGAGCTGGCAGACCTCGGCATACGAGGGAAACCACTTGCAGCTGCGCGCGGCCGCGTCGAGGCTCGACCGGGTGTAGGCATGGCGCGGGTAATTCAGCATCGCCGCGTAGGCCGCGATCCGCGTCCGGGCGTCCTCGGCGCTAAGCTGGCCCGCGACGAGCGTCCCGAGCGCGCCGAGCCACCGCTCGACCGTCGCCTGCGGAGCGGGCTGCAGCGCGTCCTCGACGGCCTGCAAGGCGCGTTCAGCCTCGGCCCGGACGCTCGGAGGGATCGAAAGCTGCGAGCCCGGCGTCTCGGTCTCGGCTTTCTGCAGCCAGTTCCCGAGCGACTGCGAGAAAGCCGTTGCCCGTGCGAGATCCTGTGCCATTCGTCGTCCTCCGTTCGCTGCTGCGGCGCACCCAGTTCCTCCAGGTCGCGCTCCAATTGACCTTCCGCCCGTCCGCGCCGG